GAATTTTCGACATATACATATAAATTGTCTAATACCGGTAAATTAAGTTTTAGTCATATGTCTGGAGCTCATGATGATTTTATAGATTCGCTTATGATGGCTAATTATAGTAGAGTTAAGTTCTTAGAACAAAGACCGATTAGAGTAAAAGGATTAAACAAACAACAAATAAGACCGACCTTTGGCGGGGTTCGGTAAGTAGCAACTTTAAGCTACACCGTAGATATTTATTTTAGACATGACTACAGAGACATTACAACTACAAGTACCAGATTACATATCCATACAAAAGTATTTGGATATAAACTCTTATAAAGGAGAAAGTAATTTTGGTAGACTGGTACATTCGGTATCTAAGATATCGGGTAGAGAGGTAAATGAAGTTAGAAAATGGTCAATGGGTACATTAACAGAAGTAGTTAATGCATTTGCAAATATTGCCGACCATAAACAAGAATTTCACAGCATCATTGAGTGGAATGGTGAATTATTAGGATATGCTAACATGCAACAGGCAACACTCGGTGAATACATTGATTTAGAAACTAGCTGTAAAGATATAGAAAATAATATGCATAAGATTGCTGCTATACTTTACCGACCTATCAAAAAACATAATTTTGGTACTTTATCGTATAAGGTAAAACAGGCCATAAAGATGGTTAACAATAAAGTTGAGAATGTCTTTGATTGGTACACGTTAGAAGAATATGATAGTGATAGACGAAAAGAACGAGAAGAAAGCTTTAGAGACTTTCCAGTGCATATATTTTTAGGAGCACTTAGTTTTTTTTTGTCAACAGGAAGTCTATATTTGCTAACTATAGCTTATTCCCAGGGGAAGATAACCAAGGAGATGAAGATGACCCAAGAGAAGAACCTTCTGGAAACACTTTCTCAGAACACTGGAGCTGGTGGGGGGTTATTTACCAACTCTCTAAATCCAATATATTATCAATATCTGGCAAACGATCAATAACAGATTTAAACTTTATGATGGTATTGAATTATTTAGAAATTGATAAAGACTATAACAACGAACTTGCCAAAGCTCAAAAAAAAGCAATGGCTAAATATTAACAATTATGGCTAAAAGAAAAAAAACTATACAAGAAGAAATAGAAAATTTCGTATCTGAGAAAGAAGCTATTACAGAAGATATCATTCAACCTCACGTAGTAGAATATTACAGAGATAGAGTCTTAGACTTAAGAGGTAAAGGATATAACGACAATCAAATAGCAGGAATGTTAATGATACACAAACAAAAAGTTGAAAATATTAAATAATGGCTAACGTTAACCTTACATATAGAGATGTTATTAATGCATGGTCAGATGCAGCTACTGCTCATTTACAGATAGCAAGTTTTGACCACGGTACATTAGATTATCTAGATGCATCCTCTCAAGAAAGAAAATATCCTTATATTTTTATGAGACCTTTATCTGCTGTAGTAGCAGAAAGAGTTAAAACTTATAATTTTGAGGTTTATAGTTTAGATATACCTAAAATATCTTCCGGAAATAACTTAGATGTAGTTACTAATACTGAAACGTATATATATGACCTAGTGGCTTGGTTTAATTTTGGACCGGCGGTAAGACAACAATATTACGATGTAAACATTACCACTGTAGTACCAGTCAATGAAGCATTCCAGGATAGACTATTTGGTTGGGTTGGTACAGTAGATGTTACAACACCATTTAACTTAGATTACTGTTCATACCCACAATAATGCAATTAAGAAAATCTTTAGAGGCTTTAGGTAGATTACTAACTGCTGCTATGAGGAGTAGGCTTACTCGTCTTGGCATAAAAGATGGCGGTAATAGTAAACTAGGTAAAAGTATAAAGTACAAAGTAGAAAAGACAGGTAATAATTCCTTAGGTCTTGTTAGATACATGAACTACTATGGTAATTTTGTAGATAGTGGTGTTAAAGGTACTGAAACTGCTTACCCTTCTAATAGAGAATCTTTATTCCAGATGGGTCAATTTAGAAAACCTATTATCAGTAAAGATAGTGGTTTACCTTACCCGGTAAGAATATCTATAGCAAGACATGGTTTAGAACCTAAACCTTTTATAGTACCTTCTATCAATACAGTGCTAAATGAAGTAGGATACGAAATGATAGCTAAAGCATCTGCAGAAGATATAACCGTAAGTGTTGACGAATTGTTTAAAGATATAAAACTAACATCATAAAATGGCAGTAACAGTATTAGCAAGTCCTACATCACCAAACGTAACAGGTACAAAACTAGTATATACTTTAAGTAGTTCACTTGCAACTAATCCTCAATATCAGTACGTAGTAGATATACATGAAACTGGTAGTTCTACTAGATTAGGTAGATTTTATGCCTATCCTAACCAGTACGGGAGTGGTATTATAGAGGTATCTAGAATACTTAGTGATCATTTAGAATATAATCAAGCCTGGAAAACTCCTGGAGGTACTGTAGATAATAAAGGGTTTAAAACTTTTACTTTACATTATAGTGAAAGTTATGGAGCAAGTATTAGCAGTTCTGCTGTTGTATATCCCGGCGGTTCTACCTCGGATATATCTGTATTCTTAGGATCAGTAGATGCTAATGCAGGTACATATAATTACACTCCTACAGGGTCTTTTCATGCATTAACCGATCAACCAACCGGTAGTATATCACAAGGTAATCATGTAACTGTACCTTTATTTGTAACTCCATTTTCTATAGGAGGTGATCAAGAAATGAGAGTAAAATTTGTAAGTGCTTCAGGAACAACCATACATGAAGGAGATACCGGTGCTTTAGCAGGAGCTGATTATGAATTATACCAATATGCAATTGGTAGCGGTAGTGCTTTATTCGGTACTTACTTTGAAAATAACGACTGGGAATATATATACTGTACTATATCTGGTTCAGGTACACCTTTAACTACTTTTAAGAGAGAAAGACCTTGTAACGGTGAAGAAACAACTTTTGTATTTGTAAATAATTACGGATACTACGATTATTATACTATAGGTAATCCTATAAGAAAAAATACTAGAGTAGGTAGAGAAACTTACGATAAAGTAATGGAAGATTTTAGTAATTATGAATCTACTTACGATATAAGCCGTAGAGGTACTAAGCAATACTATACAAACTACCAAGATACTTTTTCAATAACTACTGACTATGTAAATAAAGAGACTAGTGACTGGTTAACCCAGTTATTCGACAGCAGTGATGTTTACATACAAGAAAACGGTAAGTTTATACCTATAGTGCTTTTAAACAGAGAGTATAGATGGAATCAAAAGAGAAATAGAGATAAACTATTTCAGTATGTAATTAACTTTAAATACAGTAACCAAAGATTAAGTAGATAATGGCTATTTCTATAACACAAAAACCAACCACTCCTAATGCAGCATATACTTATTTACCTTATGTAGTATCTGGAAGTGTTACTACCGGTAACCCGCAATATAGTTATGTTATGGACATTTATGAGTCAGGAAGTTCCACAAGACTTAACCGTATAACACAGGTACCTAATCCGTCCGGCGTTGCTGTATTCGATCCTTCTAGACTACTACAAACAAAATTATCATACGATAATAACTGGAAAACTTTAGGTAGTACAGATAAAGTTAATGCAGTAAAAACATTTGAAATAAAATTTGGTGAACAGTATTCTACTTCTATTAGTAGTTCGGTAACAGTATATCCTGATTTAGCAACACATGAGTTAGAAGTATTCCCGGCAGTAATAGATCCTAATAACGGTAGTAGTTATAATTTTAATACTAGTTCATTTGCCGAAACTGGAAATAGATTTTTAACTAACTTTCCAGGAGTTGAAAGAGGTTTAAACAATACAGTACCACAGCCTAACGGATATCCTTATATATGTGACTCTAGTGACTATATGACATTAACTTCGTTTAACGAAGATTATCAAACTTCTAATATGATAACTGTTAGCGGTTATTTTTTAAGTAGTAGTAGAAACTGGGTTAATCCTGTAGGTAATGCTTTATGGTCTGTTAACTTAACTGGTGCTTCTGATGGTTATTTTACTACCTATGGTATAGGTCCTAAAAATATTTCGGAGTTTGATAGTATAGCTTCTGCAAGTATAGCCTCAGGAGCAACAAATATGCTATACACCTCTAACGTAAACGGTGGTGCAGTAATTGCTATAGAAAACAATTGGAACGGTGGATTTATGGTAACCGGGTCAGCTATTGGTAATACTTACAATGTATGGGACTTTTCTAAAGTACAGTTACCTCAAAATAACGAGTATATAAGATTTGCTTTTATAAACGATTACGGATTTTACGATTATTACAACGTATATTCACCGATTCAAAGAAGAACAAAGGTAGATAGAAAAAACGTTTCTCTACCTAAAATAAATTATAGTGGTACTGCTGTTCCTTATTCTTCTAAAGATGGAGGAGAGACAAGCTTTTACACGGATTTAAACGATACTTACACGGTAACTACACAATGGTTAGATCAAGAGATGGCTAATTACTTAGAAGAGTTACTAGATTCACCGGAAGTATTTGTACAGCAAGATGATGAATTTGTACCTGTAGTAATAAACAATCAAAGCTATATAAGCAATCAAAGTACTGCTAGAAATAAATTATTTCAATACACTATAGAGCTTAGTCCTGCAAATGGTAGAGATTTAGAAAGTAGAATAACTAGTTGTAATCCACAACCAGAACCACCACCACCACCTCCTATAGTACTAGATTATAGATATCCAGAAGGTATGGTAACTAGTGGATTAGTACACTTCTATAATGCTTGGGATAATATAAATGATAGTAGTACTTGGTACGATACTGTAACTTACGGTCAATTAGGTAGTGTATCTGGTAGTATAAATGCAGGTACTAGATATACCGGTACAACTTTAGAACAGATGGTTTCTGCTAGTTACTATTCTGACTTTGTAGGAGGAGAAGATCCAACAACTGTAGCACCAGTAATATTTAACAGACCTTGGGATATAGTACAAAATGCAAATAGTGGTTCTGCTTATACAGTACAGACATTTAGTAGACAATTAGGTCCTACTTATCTATGGACAGGTATATGGACGTTAGGAGAAAAAACTACAGGTAACAGTTTAAACTTAGGTGTATATAGAACAGGTACTGCACCTACACCAGATAAAACTTATTTATACCATACAAGTAAGTTTGCAACAAATACTCAAGTTACTAAATACTACCCTAATGCAGTAGTTAATCCTCCAAACCCACTTACTGCAGACTTTAACATGACTACTATGAGAGTAGGAAGTGCTAGTATAGCACCCGATAATAGTAACTTATGGGTTAGTGTAGATACAGGTAGTTTCTATCAGAATAGTGATTTTAATCCAAATGCAGTAACAATACCGGCGGATGGTGATAACTGGTTAGGTAAATCTTTCTGGGATCAAGAAGGATTCCCAAGAGGAGAAAAAACCTGGAGAAGTCCTAATGCATTTATGTATCATGCAATATATGATAGAACACTTACGGATGCTGAAGTAAATCAAAACTATAATGCTTTTGTTAGTTCATCATTTCCAATAGCAACTTAGAATTATGATAAACGATTTAATTTTACGAGTAAAAAAGAATAACGTAACATACGATTTAGATATCAATTCTGATATTCCTTTACGTATTGATATGTCTGCTGTTGAAAACCAAGAGATAGGTGGTGTGTTTGGTATAGGTAGTCAACAGTTTAACCTACCGGGTACAAAAACTAACAATAAATTCTTTAATCATGCCTATGATGTATCTCAGCAAGATATACCAGCATTTTATAGTACTATACCGGCTTGGATTATTCTTAACGGAGAGACACTCTTAGAAGGGTCGTTACAGTTACAAGAGGTAGTAACCGACGATGATGGTTATGTTACCTACAATGTAATGATAAATGATAACGTTGTTGACTTTTCAGCTAACTTAGGAGATAAATTAGTTAAAGATGCTAACTTTTCTGCTTATGATCATACGTTAACCTCAGGTAGTATTGTTGATAGTTGGACTACAGATATATCCGGTGCTGTATTTTATCCTTTAGCAGATTACGGGGTAGATGAATATTCTTCTTTTCCTCAAACACCTTTAGTAACTATAACTGGTAATAGTAACTTATCTGGTAGTATAGATAATGTTATTACTCCTATGCCGGTATATCAATTTTTACCTGCTATAAAAGCTAATAAAGTTATTGAAGCTATTTGTGCTCAAGCAAATTATACTTATAGTTCATCTTTTTTAGATAGTAGTGACTTTAATAACATTTATATGTTAACTAAAGCAAAAGAAGAGTTAGGTATAGTAGGAGATCCTCAAGAAAACGTTCTTAACGTTACTATGTCTGCTAACTTTTCTAGAACATACACTAATACACCTCCGGCTAGTTATGGTAACATAATGGCTTTTGATAACGAAATATCTGACCCTGGAAATAATTATAACATAACAACTTACGAGTATACTGCTCCTTATGATGGTTACTACTTTGTAGATTTAGCTTTATCTATGAGCTATGCTACCCCAGAAAGAAATGCAGGACCTATGTCCTTACAGTTATTTGATAGTAGCAGTACAGCAATAGTAGCTTCAGCATCATTAGATATGGAAGATATTTACTTATTTCCTAACGATGAACAGTTTACTTTAAGATTACAAGATAGAGTAGGGTTAGTTAAAGGACATAAATACTATGTTTTACTTTCTTTAGATGTACAGGCACAAGATGATCCACCTTACGATAACTTTACAATTACTGTAGATAGAAATAATAGCTGGTTTAGAATACCAAGAGCTTTATCGATATACGACGATAGTAATGTCAATATGGCTTTACAGTTTGATAGTGAACTTAAGAGTATAGACGTATTTAAAGGTTTCTTAGAGCATTTTAATCTTGTGGCTTACCCTAATCCAGAGTCAGAGAAAGAACTTATTATAGAACAGTTCGATGAATGGGTTAGAGACGGTGAGATTAAGGATTGGACGGATAAATACGAGACTGCTAAACGTATAAGTATTAACCATACAGTAGATGAACAGCCTAAAACTCTTTTATTTCAACAAGCAGAAGATAGTGATAGGTTTAGTAGACTATCTAAAGAACAAGAACCTAATTTTCAATACGGTACTTTAAGAGTACTATCTGATAGTGACTTACCTCAAGGAGAAAGACAAATAGGTAATTATTTTTCACCTGTAGTACTAGCATCTGCTACACAATACGGTGCTACCAACTTTAACGGTGATCCAACAGTAAGGATAGGTGATAGTGATTTAATTTTACCTCATTTATATAAGTTTGAAAATAACGAAAGGGAATCTTTTAAGTTTAAACCTAGAATAGGTTATAAAGTAACTAACCCAATACCTTCTTCAGCTTTATATAATTCAATATATGTAGGTAATAGCGGTAGTGCAGCACAAGTAAGTAGTTCTTATGCTACAATATCTAACGTAAATACTTTACCTGCTACTACTAACAGTAAAGATTTGCTATTTAACAATACTTATCCTTTTTATGTACCTTCTGACTATACTATAACTTCCGGTAGTAGTAACTATGATAACTACTGGAGTAATTATGTAGGTAGTTTGTATTGGATTGATAGTAAAAAAGTAACTATAGATTTATTCTTTAATCCAGAAGAATACCAAAATATAAAACTTAATGATAGGGTACAAATAAAAAACCAAATGTATCGTATCAATAAAATTACAGGATTTAACTTAACTAAAAAAGATGTAGTAACTGTAGAGTTAATTAAACTTTATCCTCCTTACTGGCAGCAGACAGAAGTTACTGTTGAGTTACCAACACCTACACCTAGTATTACTCCGTCTCCAACACCTACACCTGGTTTAAGTC